CTCCAGAGGCTAGGCCTCTCTTCGTGTTGCGCAGTTATGCGTTAACACAGTTGAGGTTTTAGGATGGCTATTCTACCAAGTAGCTTTCAGCGACGCCGTTCCAGGACGGACGGCAGTTTTACAACGGTCTCTCGAATTACCTATCGTCGTGTCCCCAATCCGCCTACTTGCGGGGGTCCATTCACACCGGACCCTCCACTCGTTACTCAGGTTGGGACCGTCGTAGATAAGGAGATTGTCGATTGTAAGACTGCTGGGTTCCACTCGCTTCTCAAACAGAGGAAATTTGTACATCCTCTACCTGTTCACATCCAGACGCGGTCTGTTAACAAACAGGCCGCGCCCTACGATGCTACTGCAAACTACACAGGCGGGACTTGTCCCGGTCTGCTGTTTCAGTACTCGTCTGGCCCTGTGCATTTGGCTAATTCCACTTGGACACTTGTTGTCCCTCCGTGGAACGAGACATTGCTCAATGCCGCTGTGAACAACGCTGTTGCAGAGGCGCGCTCAGCTTCCTGGGATGTGCTCACTGATTTGGCAGAGCTCCGCCAGACAATTAAATTGTTTGGTGAAGGTCATGCTTTATTAAGTGCGCAAATATCCCAGATCGCCAAGTACTCCTCTAGATACCTTCGCTCCCCCAGGGCATTCGCGCAAGCGGTTAGCTCTGGTTGGCTTAGGTATCGTTACGGCGTGATGCCGACGCTTTACAGTCTCCAGGACGCGGTTGAAACTTTCAATCGTGCTCAAAGGACTTACGCGTTCGGTAGGGCTATGTTATCGGATAATGATTCAGTCCAGTCGATAAACTCTATCGATACTGGCGCTGAAATCAGGACCGTGACGGAAACCCTGGCCTATCAACGTAAATATCGCGGGTTTTCCCATGCGTCGTTTGACGTTCTTAGCGATTCCTATCGCTTCGACCCTCTCACGACGGCGTATGAGTTACTCACGCTCTCATTTGTGCTTGATTGGTTTTTGGATATCGGAACCTGGCTTGAAGCGATCAGTCCTTTCGCCGCCGGCACCACGAATGTTATTATGGGCTCTGTGCAAGAGGTGCGTACTCGTACGCAACACTGGCACATTGACACGTATAACACACCGGGTATCGTTCGGTCGGGATCTTATGACTGTACCTCCTTAACGGAGACCATGCATATTTATGATCGCTTTTTTGCTACTACATCGTTGCCGGGGTGGAACCCCCGGCTTAACCTACCGCGCATGACTGACGCAATCTCATTAGCAATGGGATTACGAACGCGTGCGAGGTCTACCTTGAGAATCTGAAATGACCCTCTCAGTAGCTAACGTTGGGGGCACCTTAACTGGTGGCTCCACCGTCAACCTCGCGTTTGCAGGCATTGTAAACGCTCAAAAGGCAAGCTTTGTTGCCCCAACCCACACCCGCCTGGCTGGACGCCAGGTGGATGTGCTTTCGACTCCCGCAGTGACAACTGCCAAGGAACCCGGTGTGGCCCGCGGAGGTCTGAAGATCACCTTTAGTGATCGGCAGACCGAAGAGGGCTGTTGCACCGTGCAACAAGGCAGTGTCATCATCGACGTCGGCGTCCGTTGGTCTCTCAACCAACCGGAAGCTCTAGTCGACGATGCGATCGAGTATCTCCAAGCACTCGTCTTCAACGCGGCCTTTACGGACGCTGTGAAGAAGGGTATTTTGCCAGCTTAACGGCTGGTTAAATGACGTCTTAATCAAGACAGCGATGTCCTGGTTAACGTCTTCCGTGGTTAAACCCATAGAAGGTTATATCTATGAGAAAAAGGAATGTATTTCCCTACCTGGAAGTGACGCCGAAGGAGATCCTCGGTGTTTTCTGGTCCAATCTTGTCGATACCTATCCGGAGCTTCCTAGGAAGTATCCGGACGATATCGATCTCCTCATACAGTTGAATGAGGGGACACCTCTCCATGCTCTTCTGAGACAGGCTAAAGCGCTTGTCTCTAAAGTCCCGTCAACAGGTCCAGCTATGAAAATAGCGGCTCTGGAAACGTGGCTTCAGTCAGAGAAGTCGTGTGAAGAAGCTAACAGAAGAATTCCTCTTCTGCGCCTCGATCGCGATTCTCCACTCTGGCGGATCATGGATAGGGCCAATGCCTTAGTTAGGCAGGTTCTTGGTGATTTCACTCACCATAAATACTGCCTGATTCTGGATTTGGCTAGAGACGGACCGGGCGTGAGTCTTTTGACCAATGACAGAGAGCGGACTGCTCCTGTGTATAAATCGCTTAGCGAATACACAAGGCAAACCTGCTCCCCGTCGGCGGTTGGAATGGCAATCGATTTCTATCGTCAGCACCCTAAGTTAATCTGGCGCGAGCTTCGCTCGCGCCAGGGTAGCGTGTCGGGTGCTAAACGCGGAATCGCAGTAACGCCTGCCAACAGAGTTGGCTTCGTTCCGAAGTCATCCAAAACGTTTCGGTCTATTGCCATCGAACCAAGTCTAAATCTCCGTCTTCAGCTAGGCGTGCATGATTTACTTGCCCCGATCCTTGAACGGAAACATGTTTCCGTTCTCTCGGATCAGCGCGTAAACCAACTGCTCGCCAAGCTGGGGACTCGATCGACTGGGTTAGATGGCTTAGCAACCATCGATCTCAGCGCCGCCAGCGACACCATCTCTATTGAGTTGGTCCGTTGGCTGCTTCCTGAGGCGTGGTTCGACTTCCTCTCCCTCCTTCGCTGTACTCATAGCGATGTGGAGGGGAAGCGATACGAGCTGAATAAGTTCTCCTCTATGGGAAATGGCTTTACGTTCGTCCTTGAGTCTCTTATCTTCTGGGCTCTTTCTGAGTCCTGTCGAATTGAGGCCAATGCGCCGTATCTGTCCATGACTTATGGAGATGACATTATTTGCCCGTCTGCTAGTGCCCTGCTCCTCGTCGAGACCCTTCAGGAACTCGGCTTAACGGTTAATACCAATAAGTCGTTCTTCCATGGGCCTTTTCGTGAGAGCTGCGGAGCTGATTGGTCGGCGATGAAGCTTGTGACGCCCGTTTTCCTTCGCAGGAGAAAGGTGTCGCTGCAAGACTGCCATCGTCTTCTCAACCACTTTGGCACGCTGAAAACGTGCGCTCCACTGCGTCAGTATCTGCTTAGCAAGTACTCTGACGTTCATCCCCTAATCTTCGGACTAGAGAATGAACTAGACGATTCGTGCATATTTGCACCTCTCGCCTATGTCAAGGGCATTGGACAGTTAAAGTGGTCCCCGTCTCTACAAACCTACCGATTTAAAGGGTTAGTCACCCTTGGTCGGTCGTTCGTTGAAGATGAGGACCTCTCCTGTCTTTCTGCTCTACACGGTGGAACTAGGAGCACGCCGCGCCGAGGCGCGACGCGTACTCTATTACGTTGGCTAACGGCCGGGCGACCGGTCGGTGTGCAACTCTTGATGAGTTAACACACTTGGGGTAACCC